AATAAATTATTATTAAATATACTCATTAAGCTGTACTCACATTCAATGTGGCTACTGCATGTACGTTGCTTGACGTAAACGTAATATAGTCAATTCTATCACATGCACTTGCACCTGTTGATAATGTTGGAGCAGTCCCACCAGGGAATTTATAGTTAGCTCCAAATGATAAAGTTCTGCTACCTGTTCCATCTTGTATTACAAATATACTTCCTGTTTGTCCAGGAACACAATTTGTAGGATTATCTAATGTTCTATTACCTGCTAATTGTACTGCAAAGTTTTGACCTGCATTAAAGTCTACTGATATATTTGCACCATCAGTTAAACTTACAATGTCAGCTACTGCAGCTTTTGCAATTCTTACATCTTTACCTAATAAGGCATCTACATCTACACCTACTCCACTACATATAACATCAGTTGCTGAAAGTATTCCAGTTAATGCACCACCTGCTAATGGTAATCTTGTTCCAATACTTGTTGCTAATGCTGCTGAAGTTGCAACTATTCTTGCAAGATTTACTGAAGTTAAAACTGAAACTGCAGCTATTGCAGTATTTGAATTTGCTATAGAGGTTGCAAGAGTTGATGAAACATTTCCTACAACTGTATTGATTGAAGTAATAGCATCTAAATTTGTTTTTGTAAGTACAGAAACTGCACCTATTACTGTGTTTACTGAAGTAATAGCTGCTACGTTTGTTGCAATATCAGCTTTGTTAACTGAAGTTAAAACTGATACTGCAGCTATATTTGTATTTGAATTACCTATTGAAGTTGCAAGTGCTGCAGATACTGTAGCTAATTCAGCAGATGTTGCATAGTTACCACCATCACCTATAATACCATTGATAGATGTAATAGCTGCTTTATTTACAGATGTTAATGCAGATACTGCAGCTATGACTGTATTTGCTGAAGTGATTGCTGCCACATTTGTAGCTATATCAGCTTTGTTAACAGAAGTCAATGCAGATACTGCAGCCACATTAGCTGCTGTTGGAACTGCTACACCACCTACATAAACATTTGTTCCTGCAAAAACATTAGCTGCAGATACGTCACCTGTAAAAACTGCTGATGCTCCACTAATAGGAACTGAAAAAGTTGCTGCTCCTTGTGGAACAACTAAACCTGTTGAAACTGAAACTGTACCAAATGATTGATTAGGATTAACATTTATAGTACCACTTGTATTAACAGTTGTTGATGTTACACCATTAACAGTTGCATTAAGACCTGTTCCTGCAACTACTGCATTTACTGTACCACCTTCAGCAGAAGGAACATTTACTAGACCTGAACCATCACCTACAAAAAATGCTGCTGATACTGTACTTACGATTGTTGCATTATTAGCTAATAATGAAGTAGCACTTACAGTAGCTGCATTAAAATCAGTAACACTCATTGTGGAAACTGTCATAGTCCCTGTAACATTTAATGTATTAACTGAAACTGCTGAAGCACCAAAATCTTGAATGTTACTTATTGTACTTGTTAAGGCAATACCTGTGTTACCCTCAGTACCATCATTGTTAGTAATGTTAATACCATTACCTGCAGAAAAACTTCTTTTATAAACATCAGTACCTGAAACAACTACATAACCTGCACCACCTGTAATGTCCACAATTGCATTTAAAGACGATACAGTTGCAGTTAGATTTACACCACCTATTGCAAAAGTACCATTAACATTTAATGTAGAGTTGTTGAGTTGTAAAGGTGAGTCTGCATTGTCACCTGACTGAATAGTCCTTAGAGTTGTAGTAATTCCTTCATTAGCTGAAGTCTTTACTTGCATTAATCGCTTATATGAATTTGATATTTCTTGTCCAGTTAAATCAGGCATTTGTGTTACTCACTAAGTTCCAAAATTGGGACGTTGCTTCCCAGTTAGTATTCTGATTTGCCCAAGTAGTCAAAGCTTCATTTTGAGTAGGTCTTGGGTTTCTAATCGTTTCGTCATCTTTTACATCTGGTGCTTTATTTTGTGGATGATTATTTTCATCATAAGCACCATCAAAATCAGTAGGGCAAACTAATAAGCCATAAGAGTTTAACTTCATAACATTATGAGGATAAACAAATCCACATATATCACATACTGCTTTTGCTCTTTTACCTACTGCCATTATACACCTATAATTGTTTAAATGGAATAGGTTGACCTAATTTATCTAAAATTAATTCACCATCAACACTACCCACCATTTTCTTTTCACCTCTTGTAGAATACATTACAGGTTTTACTTCTTTACCTTCGTACATTCTTTTTTTATTCTGAGATATTAATCCTTTTCTTTTTTTTACTACCATTATATTACACCCATCTTAGGTGTAATGTAAAGTGATGCACGTTCTTTATCTTCAGTCATTGCAAAGCCAAGTCTTTCTTCGTACTCAGCTTTTAAAAATCTTGCTCTTGCTTCAGTTATTCCTGGTCTTTTTAATGACATATAATATGCTAGACCAGTTGTTAATGCAGGTAAAAATCTTCTAGGCATATCTGCATTTTGTATTGCAGATTTATTTACGTCCTGCATATAATCAATCTTTTCAATTTTTAGTTTATCAGTATTAACATCTGATAATGACCATAGATGTAATTGTACATTATCACCAAATCTTTTAACTGCATATTGTGAAGGTCTACCTGTTTGTCCTTTATTAGGAACTTTTAAATATTCTTCAAACGATATACGAGTCATTTCTAAATCTGTATTATCTCTATTAATAACAACTTGCATTACGTCACTTACATGACTACCTAAACTTACTTGAGATGTACTTGCAGCAATACTTACAATAGTTGTATTTGTTGTCCATAAACAAACACCTCTATTCTGCCAGTCATTTAAAATAAGATTAATTGAACGTCTAGCACTTCTAGGTTCTTCACCAAGAGTTACTTCACCACCAATCATCTCAGTAGCTTCCTGTATAACATCACCTATTTCTAAGTTAAAGTCATAAGTGCCTGACGTATTATTTGTTGCCATTTATTTAACCTCTCATTACTTTACCACCACCACGTAGTGCTTTACCCATACCTCTTAACTGCCCACCTTTTTTTCTTCCTAATTCTTTACGTAATCTTCCAGGACCAAATACTTGTTCCATTATTTCATCTTGATATACATTAGTAGGCTTATTTAATTCTTCTTTTAATGCTCTTAAATCTGCATTATTTTTACTAGTTTGAAGATTAGCTTTTTCAGCATCTTTATAATATTTTGCTTCACGTGCTTTTTCTAATTCTTTAAGTCTATTTCTTTTTTGTTGTATTTTGTTTCTTATATTTTTAGGTAAAGGTAAATCTAATGCTTTATATTTAGATATTATTGTGTCAATGCCATCTTTTAAAGTATTAATAGATTTATCTATTTTAGTTGGGACATCATCACCCATTGCTTTTCTTATAATATTTTCAGCATAACCTGATAATTTTTTACCTTTACTCATTTATTTAACCTTGTCTAGCTTTACCATATCCACGATAGCTACGTGTATTTTTATTTTTAGGTTTTTCTCCTGAAGTTTCATAACCTAAGTCAATTCCTACAAGTCCACCTTTTTTCTTTACTCTTAAACCTACATCTTCTAATGAAACATCTTTACCAGTTTTAACAGCTTTATCTATATCTCCAGCACCAGTACCACCAGCACCTCTCATTCTATCAAACTCAGTTTGACCTCTAGTAAATGTATGTTTTCGTACAGGTGATAAACCAAGACCTTCTCTATATTCCATAGCCATACTTGAACCACCTTTATCTTCAACATTTCTTGCTGCAGCAGCTTCTTTTTCCATAGCCTCTTGAGATTTCATTTTATTTTCTTTTCCTGCATATGAAAATTTTTTCTTTTCTTTTTTCTTATAATCTTTTAATGCTTTTTCTTTATCAAACTTTGCTTTCTTAAATCTACCACTACTAATAAATTCCTTTATTTCTTTTAGTGATTTATTTGCAAATTCTTTTACATTTTTTTTAAGGTCTTTTGCTTTTGCTGTTAATTCTGCACCTTTTAATGATACAGTTTTAATACCTTTTTCAATAACTTTTGTTACTGGTTTAGCTTTTCCCATTATTTTCTCCTTTTGTTTAATGAACCACCCATATATTTTTTTACAGATTTTTCGTTTTCTTTTTCTCTCTTTTTTAATTCTTTAAGTTCTTTATCAGTAAATAAAGTAGCTGCTCCAGCTTTTGTAGGTTTTAATAAATTTTCTGTAAAATAAGGATATTTAGGAATTAAAAAAGAAGCTACTGTTGCAACAGTTCCTAAATTTTTTTTCTTTATATTTTCTGTTTCAAATTCCTTTTCTAATCTTTTTTTTGCTTTAGATAAAGATTTTTTAATATCTTTTGTAGCAGGAGTTGTATTACGTCTGGTCTTTCTTCCTTGTTTCATTTTCTTTACACCAGGTTTACTTATCTGTTGTGGTATTGAACTTCTACTAATAACCATTAGTTACTCCCATCTATTACTGTGTTATCTGCTCCTGCAGGACTTGCAGGTCTTGTCATATCGTCACGTCTAAACCTTCTGGCTCTGTTTCTTACAGTCTGTATTGAAGTTTGATATCGTTGTTCAAACAATGGTACAATCTGAAAGTTCTTCATAAAGATGTATGACTCTACCATACAGGCATTAAACAATGCGTCATAACAAAACTGTGTAAAATAATTATCAGGTGAAGCTGACGTTAATGTTGTTGGTCTAGTTACATGTACTACTTCACCATTACTTGTTGATGAAGGTGTAGGTGCAATCATTATTGTTGTATTATCTTTATGTGCATAATACTTTGGCTCACCTGTTGAAGCTGACACATCCCAGTAATCTCTTAAATATTCATCAGTTTTTAAAAGTATACTTGTCTTTGCTCCATTAATATCTACATTAAAATTCTTTACGATTCGTGTACCAGTTGGTAGTGTAACAATATTATTACCTTGTGATACTGCTACTGATGTATAAGTTACTAAACCATAATCATCTAATTCATCTGTTAATCTTTCCTCTGCTCTATTAACAATGTTAGGTATTTGGTCTAAGAACTCTTGAGCATCATTCTCAGTTGTATTTACTATCTCTGTTGTTAAAGTTGTAAAATCTGCCATCTAACATTTCCATCTTCTACGAGCTGCACAAATTCTTTTCTTTGGAGTTTTCTTACAGCTTATGTTATGCATCTTAGCTTGTCCTGCTGAACGAGCACAAAATGATTTTCTTCTCTTTGCTCTTTTTCCTGTAGGTCTTGATTCAGTTACTGCAGTTTTTAACTTAGAACCTGGGTTTGCTCTACGATAAGCAGCAACACCCTTCTTTGTCATACCTGCACCTTTGCTAGTAGGTAAAAAATTACCTGACTTTACACTAGTCTTAATTCCCATTCCTTTAGATTTCTTTTTAGCTTTTCTAGCCATTCCATCTATCCAATATAAATTGTAGCATAGACACTTGGAGTTACACTTACTGTAACATCATCTTCACATCTAATACCTTCATCTGCTAAATAAGTATCAAGTGTACCATTTGCAGGTAATACAATTCTAATTCTTGAAGTAGTACCATTTTTAATTTCAAAAGCACCTACTACATCTTTAATATTAGCAACATTAAAACCTCTTATTCTTGTACCAAATGAACGAACAGTAGACGTTGCTGCTGCTGTAGTAATTGCTGAATATTCTATTGCTGTTAAATTTGTCATTTATAATTCCTTCTATATAAAGTATAAAGGGTCTCCTAAGAGACCCCTTATATGTTAGATTCTAGCTGCCACCTGCAGAACCAAAGAATCCTCTCCAATCAGAAACACCAAAAGAGTATCTCTCTCTTGCTTTAAATCTGACGTTACCAGTATCAAAATCTGGTTCCATTTTAGTTTGTAGAGGAACTCTTACAAACATTTTAGTACCATTAGGTACGTCAGTTTTAATGAAGTAAGCATTGGTGTCTGTAAATCTTCTATTTACCATATAACCACCAGGTATTACTCCCATGTTTCTAATTGCGTTAATGTCGTTGTTAGCAGACCCTACTTTACCTGGAGAAGCTAGAAGCCTATCAGCAGTAAATTTAAGGTCAGACGGAATGTGTAAAGATTGAGCTTGAGCACCAATTAAGATACCTCTGTCATCTTTAGTTCCATCAATTGAAATTAACGCAGTTTCCAAAGCTGCTTCAGCTAAATCTGCTGCAGCTAATAGGTTACTTTGGGTGCCACCACCAACAACTGGGTGAGATGCAGAGAAGAATGCTTGACCATCTCCAATTGCAGAATCACCAGCAGTGAAGCCATTATTAAAAATAGCTGCTGCTTTTACTTGTTTAGTGTTAGCCATTGCTCTTGCTAGTGCACGAGAACGAACTTTAGCGAAAGTATCATATAGATTATCTTCCATTGCTTCTTCAGTGATTGAAAAAGCTAAAGCCACTGTTTCGTGGTTATATCTAGCTGTGAACGATTCTTGTGCGTCATCAAAAGAAACAGCAGCACCTTCAGATTTTACTGGAGCTGTGCCAAATCCTGTGAATAGCACTTCTTCTTCAAAAGACCTATCTGAATTTTCAGTTTCAAATAGGGGTGTATGTTCGTCATTAACATCACCATACTCAACACCAAATACAGCATTAAGTCCTGGAAGAAGTTGTTTTGCAATACTTGCTCTATTTATAGCCATATTATATCTCCTTCTCTATGCTGTTGCTTGACGTTTCATCCAGTGTTGGACGATTTTCACTTCAAGTTTAGGGAACGCACCATCAGTACCTGATAAAGCATTTCCTGGTTCATCAATTAATGCTATAGGTCTTACAGCCTTAGTAGTAGTTGCTCTACTTGCAGCTTTAATACCAAAGCCTGAGTTACCAGTTACAGTTGAACCTGAACCTAAAGTTACCTCAAAGTTTTGAGAGTTAATATCACCTGCAGTAACAGCTCCATCTGCTTGTATCATAAACGAAGCATATGGGTCGTCAACAACAAATCCTACTGGATTACCAATAGCACTTGAAGTATTTGCAGGAAAGTAATGACTAAATGTAGGTTGTTTAGAAACAGGGTCAGTATATTCACAACCCACAAACACACCTACAGCATAATCAGTTGTCGTTGCAATTGGAGTAATAAATCCATCTGCAATTGTAACTAGGTCTCCATGAAAAATGTTAGAAGCTGTTGCATTAGCAATATCATACTGTGTTTGAGCAGTAGAATTGTAATTAGAACCAACTTTTCTCAAAGGGACCATTCCAAATAATGCTTTACTTGCACTCATTTGTTATCTCCTTCAATTAAGAATAATTAATATTTGTTACAAACTATCTTTGAAAACGAGGTTCACGACCTTTTGTAACAGTTGATTTACTTGAGTTAGTTATTGGCATACGAGAATCAGATTGAGCACGTAAGTTTGCATCAAGAGAATCTTCTTGTTGCTTGTGCTTATTATGATAATACTCTTGCCTAGCTATCATCTTATCTGTTGGTATCTTTGCTAAAGCAACATCACCACTGGAAACGACTCCACTATATCTACCACCTTCTTTGACAATAGATGTTGAAGCTAACTCTGGAACTTCTTCAGGGGAAACAAATGTCCAACCTTCACGTTGTCTTTTACCTACGTTCTTGTAGTCATCTTCTCCATTTAATGTAATCCTAATCCATCTTAAAGACATACCTTGAGAATCAAATCTGTTTTTAACTCCTTCAGGTATATGTAAAAAATTAGTTTCTTCAAATGAAGCTGTTTCTTGTTTTGAAGTAGCTTCCCTAGTTTCTTCACTACGTTTTATTTTATTAATAGCCATTTTTAACTCCTACGCATTTGTGTTGTTATTGTAGTATACTCTTCTCCAGTCTCTACTTTAGACTTTTCTTTTGCATACCTATCTAGTGGTATATTCCATTTATTAGCCAACCTAACGTCTTCTTGACTTAGCTTGATTTTTTTGGAGGCAGGAGTGCGAGATGTTCCTGCTACCACTTGGGAAGGACTTGACGTAGCCTTCTGACGAACTTGTTGAGTTTCCTGTTCAGATGTTTTAAACTTATTTGGAAATGCATCCTTTAATCTAACATCAACTTCTTTATAGAAATCATCATCTGCAGGATTAAAACCTTCTTCTTTTAACTGAGCATCTAAAGCTAAAGCTGCTGCAGTCATTATTTTGTCCTGACCAAACCACTCATTGTTTTCTGCCCATGCGACTGCTTTAGGGTCGTATTGGGGTTGTTGAGGTTGAGATTGTTGAACAGGCTGTTGTTTAATACTGTTCTGGTAATTCTCGTAATCTTTATCAAAATTTACCTTATTTGTTTTTACATTATTTAAATTAATCTGTGCTTCATTTAAAGCTTCTTGTGCTTTTAATAATTGACTCTTATCATCTTTTTCAAAAGCATCTAAGTAGTTTTGTTTAGCAAGATTAAGTTGATTCTCTAAACTTTTTTCTTGAGACTCAAGACTTGTTTTAGTTAAATCAAATTGATTACTTTGGTTTGTAGTAAGTCTTTTTTCAAGTTCTTGTTTATCAGCTAAAAGTCTGGCAACTTCTTCTTCCTTTTCTTTTCTTTGACGAACTAACTGACGTATTCTTTTTTGTGCTCTTTCAGACTCAATGTCTTTAGCTTCATCAGGTTGTTCCTCTGGTTGAGTATCTTCCTTCTTCGTTTCAGTTTTAGTTTCAGCTACAGGTTGTTCTTCAACTACAGCTTCAACCTTTTCTTCTTTATCTTCAGAAGTTTTTTCAACCTCAAAGTCTACTTTGTCTTCTTCTTTAGATTCAGGTTTTGAAGTGTCAATGTCACTCCATTCTTCTTTATTTTCTACTTCCATTTTTTCTCCGTTGATGCGAACCAAACGATTACGCAATGTTTAATGTTACTATAATACTATAATTTAGTGTAGCATACAAGACACTAAATTATTTATTATTATATAGATTATCAAATGTTTTATTTACATCCATATAGTCATCATGTGCTTCAGCAGTATGTTTATATTGAGAAGGTACAAAGTCTGGAGCACCTTCACCTGATGACCACATTGCAGGACTTGTAACTCTAACTCTATTATTAGGTAAAGCTACCATTGCACCTTTATATGGACCAGATGTTAAATGTAAAACATGTGATTGTTTATGTTGTGCAGGGTCATCTGCTACTGCACTGTCAGTGAAGTCAACTGTAAAATAATATTTACCAGTATAAAATTCACCATTTACTTTACACATCCAAGGACTTGAACTAACTCTATCCATAACTATAATACTATGATTATGACTAGGACAATCCCAAGGTTGAGCAAAATGTGTTTCAATAGGTGGTGTCCATTCATCTAAAGGTATATCACCTATCAAACCTGTTATTGGCATACGTGCCCACATAGCACCACCATGTAAATTTTGTTCTTCAGCTTCACAACCTGTAAAGACAACTTGGAAACTTAAACATCTATCAGGCATACAATTAACTGCAATAGCTAACGCATGTAGATATTCCCCATGATAAGCCTGATGATTATGAGTAAACTCCTTCCTTACCCAACACCTAAAAAAAGGTATATTGGATATAAGATGAG